GCACCACGCTCTCTCGGGTCAAACATCATCGACGACCCCATCGCGAGTTCCGCTTTGCGGGCTTGCCCTGGTACACCTTCAGCTCGTGGTGCCGAGAGTACCGTCGAACGGCCTGTTCGAGTGCGTTGACCGAGGCGTGCCACGAGATGCTCTCTGCGATCAGCCCGTACGACCACTTCTGCGTGTTCCTCAGTCGGATCGCTTCGAGGATCTGCGCCTCGTCGCGAAAGACGCGCACGTTCTCCCTCTCGAGCTTTCCGTAGCGCCGCTGCATCTGCTTCCTGAGCGTGCTCGAGTTCACGTTCATGTCGTCAGCGATGCTCTGCCAGGTCTCTCCGTCGAGCCAACGATCCTTGGCGCGCTTGAGTTCCTGGTTCGTCCAGTTCTTTCTCTTCATCAACCCCCCACAGGTGTCATCTTCTGGACGAAATCGACCAGCGGTCGCGACCACGTTCGCTGCTGTTCGTCCATGTAGGTCACCATCAACGGGAACTTCTCCGGCTGGTCTGAGTGAAGGTTGGTCACCAGCATGACGCGGTAGTAGCGTCCGCTGTGATGCTGCCATCGGGTCCCTGGTCGGACCGTCGGGTGGTCTGGTGTCATCGGAGCTCCGCGAAAGCCCCCGCCACGATCCTGGTCGTGACGGGGGCGTCGATTCAGGTCACCAGGTCAGCTGCGGGGCGGCGGCGGGAAGCCTCCACGGGGCGGGGGAGGGGGCATCTTGCTGCCCCCACCGCTGCCGGTCGACGAGCCCTGGCTGGCCGCAGCGCGCCGCCACGGGAACTGGCGCGTGTCCTCGGGCTTCTCGCCCTTGGCCTGGTAGTTGTCGAAGAGGTCCTTGCTGATGAAGGCCTTGACCTCGCCGTAGGCCTTGGTGCCCTTCGGGGTGTCCTCGGGGCGACCGAGCCACGCGATGTAGGCGGTGCGGCCGACCAGGTGGTCGGTGTTGAGGCCGCTCTCGGCCATGTAGTCCTCGGTGATGCCGGAGGACAGAGCGACGCGCTTGAGCGCGGCGACCATGCCGCCGATCTTCTTGTTCCGCGTGTCCTCGTCCATAGCAGCCAGCGCCGGAGCCATGTTGCCCTCGGCGTCGAACGGGCACGAACCGATCTCACGGGTCGTCGCACCGTCCTCGAACTTCAGGTGGATGAAGTACGAGAAGTTGCCCTGACGATCGAGCACACCGCGGTCCTCGAACTTGGTGATCTCGACGGCGTAGTAGCCCGTGCCGGGGGGAAGGTTGCCGGTGCCGACGGCGGCAGCGGTCTCTGCGGGGATGTAGAAGCCCATGAGGGTCCTCTCAGACGTTGTCGTGTTGTTGTTGTGGTTGAACCCGGTTTACTGCCGGAACAGCCGTCACTCGGACGGAGGGGGCGGAGCCTTGCCCTTCTTGGGGGCAGGGGGCTCGAGAACCTTGAACAGGTTGTTGCTGCGCTGCTTCTGGATGACACCACGGGCGATGCCGTCCTGAACCGCCCAGCGGATGTGCAGCTGCGTGTCGCGACCGCTTCCCTTCGCGAACTTCTGCGCCTTGTTGACGCCGGCGTTGATCGCATCGTTGACGTCGCCGGCCTGCACGGCCGACGCGACCACGTCAGCCACCTCATCCTGCCACTCGAGGCCAGGACGGCGGGACAGCCCGTAGTCGACCGCGCTGGCGCGCAGCAGCTCGCGGACGTTCGGCGGGCTTTCGGCGTAGGCCACACCGTTGCGGTCACCAGTCACCCAGGAGCTGTCCCACGGGTCGACGAACAGACCGCTCTTGACCCAAGGGTCTGGGTAGTCCTTGTTCACGACAGCTCGGGCGTTGAAGTCGCACCAGGCGGGGACCCGGACGACCTGGCCCTTGCTACCGAGGGACGGTCCACCGGGGACGAAGCTGCCGTCCATGCCAGCACCAGGAGCCTGTTCATGGGCGACCATGAACACACTCACTCCGATGTGCCGCGACATCTCCGCCAGCCGCAGCAGCTTGTCCTTGAGCTGCTGGTAGGGCCAGAACTTGTCGACCTTGCCGCTGTTGGTGAGCTTCGGGTTGTCCTTCCAGAACCGCAGACTGCTCTCGCACAGAGCGGTCATGCCGTCGACGCAGATCGCCGGGTACGACTCGACCAGACCTTCCTGCTCGAGCATGTGCATGAGCGCGAGAAGGTCCTCGAGCGTCCTGACCGGATGGTCGTACACAGAGGGCTCGAAGCCCCACTCGTTCTGCGTGACGCTCTTGATCGCGTTGATCCCCTCACCCGGAATCCACAGGGCGTTGGGGAACGCACTCGCGACCGTCGAGGTCTTCATGCGCTTGGGCTGGCCGTAGACCAGACCCATGACCGTGGCGTGTGCCAAGGTCGCCTCCAGTGATGTTGTTGTTGTTGTAGTGCCCCGAAGAGCTCGCTGACTGTAACACACTCAGCTCGGTCGGCAGAGCCTGTTTGTTGTTTACAGTCGGGGCCGGACTGTAAACTCGCTGATCGTCACCGCCCCCGCTTGGTGGCGGCGGCCCCGCTCACGTCGATGGTCGTCGGGTCCGGCTCCGTCGCCACCGGCCGCTCCCGGTCGAGGTAGTGCCCGACGGCCCGCAGCGCCTCGGCCGGGGTCTTCCGGTCGTCGCCCGCGTCTGGGTCGAGGTAGTGGGCGAGGGTCGCGTTTGGGGTCTTCGCGTCGGGCGGGGTCATCGGATCACCTCTGGACCGTACTGGCAGAGCTCGAACGCGCCGCACTTGCCGTAGCGGTGGTAGCAGACCAGCTCGTTCTGAGCCATCTGCCAGTCGCCCTCCGTCACGTACTGCCGCTTGTGGTTGACCAGCTGATTCGCCAGCGAGTGAGCCTTCGAGTAGACCTGCCGCGCCAGCTGCGCGTCTCGCCAGGGCGTCGCGGGCACGAACTGTCGGCTGACTGTCCACGGGTCTCGACGCAGCACCAGGTTGAGCACGACACCACCGAAGTCGTCGTACAGCTGCTCTCCCAGGATGCGGTTGACCGCGAACTGACCGTCCATCGCGTACTGCTCAGAACGCTTCCGGCTGACGCTACCGCCGGTCACCTTGTGATCCCAGATGTAGGTGCGGCCGTCCGCGCTATGCCGCATCACGAGGTCGAAGCGCTTGGTGACCTCGATGGGCTCGCCGTGCTGCAGGCCGGGCACTCCGGGCACCGACTCCTCCAGGCCGGGGCAGTCCAACAACTTGGCCTCGGCGAGGTTCTTGTCGATCCACAGACCGAAGTCGCCGTCGTGGTTGTAGCCCAGGGTCAGCTTCGCCTGGTGCTCCACGGCGACCACGCTGTCCGAGACGAACGGCTCCTTCTGCAGGTAGCGCCGGAAGAGCTCGAACGTCGTGTGGATGAACGGCGTGGCCTCGGTGCCCTCGAGCTCCCGCAGCCGCGCCCACTCACGCACAGCGTCGAACGGAGGCAGGAAGTGGTCTGGGTCGCTCACCCAGGCGCCTTCGTACTCGAAGCCGCCCTGCTTGCACGCCAGCTGGGCGTAGTAGTGGGCGAGGATGGTGTGGCCCATCGACCCCATGGTCAGAGCTTCTCCGTTGACGAATCGCTTCTGCTTGACGTTGATGAGGAACCAGAGACGATCGCAGGTGAACGCTGGTCCCCAGAAGGACCAGCCCGTCGTGCTTCGGCCGGTGTCGATGAGGATGGGGTCAGTCACTGTCGCTCCGGGGGGTTGGGGAGGGGTTGCCAGAAGAACTGGCCGATTTCTGTCAGGAGGAACCACGACTCGTAGTTGAGCCAGGCGCCGCCGTCTTGCTTGAGGCAGAAGATGTTGAACGTGTCATGCTGCCACATGAGCACTTCTTCGTCTGCCGGCGGCATGGTGTGCCGGCTGTCGGTCCAGGTCACTGTTGCTCCTGAGCCCAGTCGATGGTCACGCCGGGGTACGGCGGCACCTCCGGGCCGTGGTTTCAGTCTCGGCAGATCGTCCCAACGGTTGCAGTTGGCGCATCCGACGCGCGCATAGAAGGTTTCGTCGGCGGCGCACCGCTCCACATCGGCCCGCATTTCGTCAAAAAGTCGTACCAGCCCATCTTCCATTTCTGCGGCGCTCGGCGCGTCCCCTTCCTGCTCTCCGTCGATGCGCTGCCACAGGCGGCGCAGCAAATCGCGTTCCGCCTGCTCAACCGTCCTGCTCACAGGTCACCCCCCGGCCACCGCCCGAGGGCAGCGGCGGCGGCGATGCAGGCGCGGCCGAGGGTGGAGCCGAGCATGATAGCCACTTGCAGTCGGCGCGCGGCGTCGAAGTGGCCCACGCGCTTGAGAGATTGCCGGGCGGCACGAGGCGGCCCCAACAGCGCCAGCAGACACCCGGCGGTCGCGGGGTGGTCCACGTCGAGGAACATTCCGTCCGCGCTATCGGGGCTCCACCACGTCCCGTCGGCGCACACCGCGCCGGGG